GATTACGCACCTTCAACGCCGAAGATACCTCTATAGTCAGATGCGCCAAAAGCGTATCTTTCTCTAGCTTTGTATCTTACGTTACCAGTATCAAAGTCTCCTTCCATTGACGTAGTCAACGGAGTTCTTGAGAACATTTTCATACCATTAGGAACGTCCGTAATAATGTACCAACTGTCAGCGTCAGTTAGGAAGTTGTTCACTCTGTAACCTTGAGGAATCATTCCCATACTGTTCACCGCATTGATGTCATTATCAGCTGTACCAGTTCTACCTTGAGATTTCATCAATCTCTCAGCATTGAATTGGTTTGCAGAAGGAACGATCATTTTCACTCCTTTTGCTGCAATTCTTAAACCTCTCTCGTCAGTCATAGCCGCAATGTCAATTAACGACTGCTCTAACGAAGTTTCGTTTAAGTCAGCTTGTGTTGCTAAAGTGTTTGAAACTGTACCAGCAATTGTAGTGTGGTCAGTTGCAAATAAGTTAGATCCATCACCTGTTTGGAACGCTGATGCTGCCGCGATTGACGGTAGACCATTGTTCAAAGGTGCTGCACCTTTAACTTCTTTAGCATTGGACATAGATCTTGCTAATGCTTTTGTATATCTAGAAGAAAGTCTGTCATAAAGGTTGTCCTCTATTGCTTCTTCTGTGATTGCAAAAGCTAGTGCGATCGTTTCCATTGTGTAACGTGCTGTGTAAGTTTCTTGCGCTTCATCGTAAGCGATTCCTGCGCCTTCCGCTTTCACGTCAGCATTTGCGAATCCAGATAACATTACTTCCTCTTCGAAAGCCCTGTCACTTGATTCTGTTACGTATATTTCAGCGTGTTGATTTTCGTAACGCTTGTACTCCAGGCCGAATAGTGCATTCAAACCTGGCTCTAGTTCTTTAACTAGCTGTGCTCGTGATATTGCCATTTTTTATGCTCCTATTATTATGCGCTATCCTTAAACTCGTTTAGATTAGCAACAATAACAACCTTGCAGTAAGCTGCAGTGATGTCTTCGTTTTCAGGGTCTTCAGCGACTCTGACTAATCTCCAAGTGTAATTGGTAGCATTTGTAGATCCAATATCTAAAGTATTTGTTGATCTCCCTGTAGTAGTACTTCCTGCTGCTGAATTCAGACCATATGTTTCCATAAAGCCTGCTTGCGTAACAGCAGCATCCGTAAGGACTGTGTACTCTTGCCAAGGGTTATCGTTTACAAAACCTTGAATATTTTCACTGTTCGGCGGAGTAACTTGTGCATAGTAATTGCTCCATGTCGGCTTCAACGTAGTTGGCGCCGTATAGAAACAACCATTAAAAACACCGATTTGGCTACCCGTAGTATTAGACGTTCCTTCTACGATATATCCACTCGCTGATTTAACTGGAGCACCTTGGTAGATGCTAGTTGATTCATTAGATTGGATAACATATTTAGATTGTCCACCTGTCGCTGGAGTATTCCCCAACGTCATACTAGGTGTTAAACCATTACCGGCACTTGCTCTATTTGCCATAGTTTATCTCCTTTTGTCCTCGAAAGGACGGTTTATATTAATTCGGATAGTAGGGAATTGGTTGTTATCCCGAGAAATAATTAAAAAATTACTTCTTTGTACCACCGAAGGTTTGCTTCGAATTCCTATCAATTTTGATAGGCATTCTTTTATCCTGATCCCTAAGTAAGTCGTTTTCGATCGCTTCGTCTTGACCTTCAGAAAGTGATTTCTGATAATCAATTCGCTGCTGCGCGAGTTCTTCGGGTATCCTTGCCAGGAGAAGGCCTCCTACTCCTATGACTCCAGCGTATTTACCGTCTGTGACAATTGGATAATCTGAATCTTTATATTCGTCAGCTCTCACTAACTCATATCCAGATCTCAATCTACC